ATCTACTTTTACATTTTTACCTTTGTTAATTGTTTTAGCAGTTCTCTGAATACCATAATCTACACCATCTATTTGAAAATATAATGTACAATCAAATTCTGTTTTACGATTATTTAAAATATTAGATGCTTTATATGCTCTACTGCTTTTATCATATAAACAAAATGATACCGCATCAAATAAAGAAGATTTACCTGCCGCGTTTGGAGCAAATAATCCAACTAATCCGTTTAATTTTGTAAAATCAATTTTATTCTTTTCACCATAACTAAACATATTTGAAAATTCAAAACGAATTGGTTTCCATTGTATATTACGTTGGATATCATCTTGAACTATTCTACTATTTATATCTCTATTAATCAGTTCTAGCCCTTTCAAATCTTCAGGAACTACAAATGGCATCATTCTTTCAATATACTCATTTATAAGTGAGTTTTGATAATTGATATCCGAAATATCTTCAAAGTCTAATTTATTTAATCTATCACCTGTTTTAGATTTAGAAAGAGAATCGGTTCTGATAATTGTGAAATCCTCAATACCATACCTCATCTTAATTTCAGCCATTACTTTTTTAGTATCGGCAGAATCGGTATTAGATAAACGAACTCTTAAACGAGGTTTTTTTGGCATATCCGTTACAATAGGAACTTTACCATTATCAACATCCATAGTATAATATCCATAATCATTTTGAATATCAACTTCTTCGTATTTCATACTATCTAAATCCCAAACAAGGAATCCGTGCTTATCCAGCGTTTCACCGAAGTTTTGTTGAATCAATGAACCCGCATAAACTATCTTACATCCACTTGGTGAAATCATAGTTTGTCTTTTATGAATATCACCTAATAGAGCTAAATCGTATCCATCAAACATTTCGGTTGTGAAATGACGAGATGAAACTGTGTATCCAATATCCGTTTGAGAGTTATCCACTGGCCCGTGAAATAGAGCAATCTTTTTATTAGAAGATAATGTATTTCCTTTTGGCCAATTTTCTTTTCTATCAAAAATACTAAATACTCCAAAATCTACCCCACCAATTCCATACACTTGAGTATCTTTGAGATATGTGAAGTTTGGTAAATTTAGAGCCTCTACAATTGGTGTAAGTACATCCAATCTATCAGAATTATTCATATTACAATCGTGATTACCTGTAATAAGAATTGTTTCACAATGTTTAGAACATTCGGTAAATAACCAACTTATTTCTCTAACCAATTCAGGAGATAATTCCAATTTAGCATGAGCAATATCTCCTGCTAAATAAATGATTGAATCTTCCGTACCTCTTTTACGAATCTCCTCAAACATTTTTTCAAACACTTGCCGATACTCATTGTGTCTTTTCACATTACGGATGTGTATATCTGCAATATGATAAATCTTTTTTAATCTACTCATAAACTATTTATTTTATTTAATAGTAATTCTTCCGAAGTAAATTCTTTAGTTTTATTTAGTTCTTCGTAGAATTTTTCATACCCCATATCTGCGGCATCTTTATCTTTCAAATACATCATTTTAACTTGAATCCCATTTTTTCTAAAGTATTCTGCAGCTTTTAATGCGTCAGTCATTGCATCGTTATCTAATGATATAATAATGTTGCTTACTCCACTCATAAAGATTTTTTCAACCAATTGTTTTGATGGAAACTTACCTAAAAGTGGAATTGCATTTCTTTTAATTGTAATTGCATCAAATACACCTTCACATAATATAATTGGCTCATCCCAATTTATCTGTGATTCTAAACAAATTATATTTTTACTGATTGGTGGGTTTTTATATTTCATCTTCTCATCTGTATAATAAGAACGAGAAACAAAATAGTTTAGTGAACCTTCTAAACTATAAGATGGTATAATTATTCTTCTACTATACAATCCATCTTTACAATAACCAATATTGTATTTAACAATTTCCTTCATACCAATTCCTCTTTGAGAAAGATAGAACATAGCATGTTTATATTCTGGATTGAATCCTTTTGGTTCTTCTGCTAATGAAATAAATTCTTTTGGAAGTTGTATAAATACTCGAGTTTCTGCATCTTCTTGTTGTGGTGTCCAATTACTATCTCCGTATATTTCTCTAATTATTGATATGGTTTTTCTATCCACATCCAATTTACGAAGTAATGATGTTAATTTTTTACCACCACTATTACAAGTCCAACAATGCCACTTTTGAGTTTCAGTATTTACTTGTAATTTGGGTTTATGGTGGTTACAAAAAGGGCAATAAAAGGCCAATTCATTACCTTTCAAATAATTATATGTACCCAACACATTCGATAGTGTGGTTGTAACGAGATTTTTATCAGTTTGATTCAACACAAATCAAAGATAGTATAAATATTTTATATTTCCAAGTCTTTTAAAACCAATCTTCTGGAATGATTTTATCCGCGTATTTGTACCCATTTTTTACACACCAATCTGCGTATGTAGTTTTAGAGTTTTTTGTGATTTTGTTATTTGAGTTGGAAAATACGAATCTTATATCCAAATTTGGATTTTGAGCCTTAACTAATAGATGTTTTTTCCTATCAGCTGCAACAAATCTACCTTTAGTTTCTACAAAAATGCCATTAGGTAATTTGAAATCAGGATTATAAGTGTGGTTTGAAGCGGGTACGATGTAAGGAATCTTTTCAGATTCATATTTAACATCGATACCCTTTTCTTTAATTTGACTTGAAATAGTTTCTTCAAGACCAGATTTAAATCCGTGTTTTCTACCAACCCAACTTTTAGATTTTTTTATAACTTTTTTAGCCATTAAAAATTATCGTTTTACTGAATCCGAATACTTTGCAAAGGTTTTTTCACCACCTCTACCTGTTTTGAATTTTGCAGCAGTTAAAACTTGCTCATCTGCTTTTTGCAAATCATTTGTAGAATATGGAGTGTTTGCAGCCTTTCCAGCTTCAAATGAAATTTTATCAACACCTAGTGCCGATTGTTGGGTTTTGTATAATTCTTCTAATGTTGCCATTTGTTTTGTATTTTAAGTATAAATATAAGATTATGTGTCAAATCGTATAATAAAGTTTACAGGAATATCTCTTTCCGATTTAATTGGTTGAGGAAGTTTAGCTACCGCAACTAAATCACAATTATCATCGTATAAACCAATTGTTGTGATGAATGGTGTTAAGAAAGAACCAGTTGAATCGATAGAACTACTTAAATCATAATGTTCAAATCCTGCAAAGTGAGTAGAAGAACTTACAGATGATGTATAACGATAATCCAAAGTATTTCCATTTTCTAATATAGATTTTTTACGAATGTACTTAACAGGTTGTTTAGAGTATACTCTATGTGTATTTCCAGAAGAATCTACAAATGATGTATATTCACCACCTTCCGTTACAACGGCGGATGGGTTTTGTGAAACATTAAATTCATCTTCATTAACAATCAATAGATATTCGTGCTCATAAATTGTTTTGGTGGATTTGAATGATAAGTCCCAATTAGATATCAATACATCATTGAGTGCTCGGGTGATTACAATCAACCCTTGGGTATAGAATATATTACCAATTGAATTTGTTCCTGCTGCGCCTGATAAAAATGGTATATTTTCTACTATCATTACACCACTTTCAATATTAAAACTAACAATATTCATATCATAACTTATACCGTTATATGTTAGATTAAATATACTGTCTTCTATATCAAACCCCATAAATTGAAAAGAAGCAGTATACGCAGCAGATGCTAAATCTGTAAATATAATTTCATTATCTTGAATATCTATAGATACTACAGTAATAGTATCTCCCGCAGAATCTATTAAATTTCCAAAGGTATCATCTATATATGTTTTACCATTATCTAATAAATTGATTGAACCTTTTTTGATTCCTTCTCCAACATATATTTGTGGAATAGATATTACTTTTGCGGAACCACTTAAAAATCTATCTCTACCCGAATTAGAGATTTCGTATGTATTATTTTTGGAGCCAAATCTTAAAAATGGGTTATCTTCATTTCCATTATAAAATTGTGCTCTTAATTGACCGTATATAGAATTTTGTGGATATAATCCAGATAATGTAGATGAATTTTCATTAGCTTCTAATAAATCTATTTCATTAGAACCACTAGAAAAGTTCCATTCTTTGTAGGCTTTGAAAGGCCTAATACTAATATCGGATTTGGGTATTCTTTTTAACATATCATATATAAATATAAAGAAATAAAAAACCCCCACCATTTCTGACGGGGGTGTCCTTCGGTAGCATCCGTAAGGAATATGTTATTAGAAATCAAGTTTTACTTTTATAGCTACTTCTTTATCAAATGATTTAGCAATTGGTTTAGAAGTTTTAGCTACCGCTAATAATTCGTTTGCGTCATTGTACAAACCAACAGTTGTAATATACACATGCGGGTCTCTTTCGAACAACGGTTGTACAAATGCACCTACTGAACCAGTTACGAATGTTGGGTTGTTAGAGAAGTTAAATTCTCTATTGTTTGCTCTTACAAAGTAATGCGATGTAGAAACATTTTCAGTTCTACGAGCTTGGAAATCACCACCTCTTTTTAGTGCATCGTACAATTTCAATGAACCAGATACCGAACCTGATTGATGATATTTTAATGTAGTTGAACCAGCAGCTGCTGATAATTCACCACCAACTGATGCTGAAAGTGCAGTTGGGTTTAATAAGATAATACCCATATCAGGATAGAATAAACCATATCCTTGTCCAGAAGTTGAATCAAAAACCGATGTAATACTTGAAGTCAATGCAGAACCTATATTTAAAGTTCC